AATACCAGAACTTCCAGATGAATATTTTACAACTAACTCGCCAGATTTAGGGAATCCTACGGTAGAATCAACATCAATAATTGATGAACCTGCTGAAACCGTTGTTATTACTTTAGTTTTGGGATGTACTGAAAAATCTCCAAAAATACTTCCATTAAAAGTAATATCTTTAGAATAATCAAAGTCAACGCTGAGTTTATAGTATTCTTTTCCATCATAAAAAAGTTTTTCAACGTCAGTAACAGGGGCATATGCTTTTTCAATTCCATACTTTGGATAGGCATCCTGGAAAATAGTTTTATTTAATAATTGGAGAGGATTGCCGGATAAAACATCAACTACAATATCTTTCGTGACTCTATATTGTGCATCCGATGGTTTAAACAGGTAGTCCCTTGGTTTTATAATTTCTACTTTTTCGCCATACAAAGCACCGAAAAGAATCTTAAATGATTCATCAGTTCCTTTTGTTTGATAAAAATCTTTTGCTCTTGATATAAAAAGTCTTTCATTTACATCAGAATCAAAATCTCTATTTTCGAATCCTGGAGTAAATTGATATTTAATCTTTGTTAAAAATTCTTTTAGAAGTAAATTGCTTAAATTTACAATTTTTGTATCTTTTGTATGTTCTGCAATCTCTGAGGTTGAAAAAGTGAGATTGTCAGATACATCTAATTTTGTATACGAAGTTACTCCACTAAATCCTCTTATACATCCAGTAAAACTATTAGTTGTTTTATTTGTATATAAAATTATTTCATCATCAATCTTAATTAATCCATATTTTTCAGGAAATCCATAGGTTCCTAGAACATTATTTGCTAAATCAAATTTAACATTAATTGTAGTATCATTGAATGATATCGCAGACGTTAGAAGAGTTGAGTCAGTTGTATTTGTTAAAGACTCTAACTTTAAATATTCATCTATATTTTGTATTAAATCGACAGAGGCTCCAAGATATTCTTGAGAAATATAATATTGTTTTAAGAATTCTGCAATTAAAGGAAAATCCTCCCTCACGAAAGAAGGGAGTTGATGTTCGATTACATCTTGGATTTGTACTCTCTTGAGATCTGTTGATATCATTTTATCTTACTAAAAGTCCGTTTGAATAACTAGATGAAACTTGATAATTAGTTCCAGAAATGTCGTACCCTGATGAAATTTGATCTGGTTTCGAATTAATAACTGTCTTAGTTATATCTAATTGCAGATACAAATCTTGAAGTCCAATCACATCATTTGAATATGGAGGAACAGAAATTTCAATTAAAGGAAATCCTTTATTGAGGATGGTATTTGTTATATTAATGGGAGACAATTTAATTTCTCCTTTAATATAATCAATAGTTCCCACAGATTTTCTAATAATTTCTGGTTGTGATGGCGAATTTAATTTAAATAAGAAAATAGATCCAGTTTGTTTATCTTGATTTGGTATATCTGAAAGATATACCGTACCAACAATTCCACTTACATTAAATCCAGAGGATTTAATATTAAAACTATTTTCGGTAATTCCACTTCCATTTAAATTAGAATATTCAACATTAAGAACTTTTTCATTCTTAATATGAAATCTATTTCCAAAACAAATTTCATATTCCGCAAAACTATTTAACGCTACTCTCAAATCCCTTCTCATTACAACAGTTGTGATATTGGAAGTTATAGCATCACTACTATCATCAATAATTTTTAAAAACTTACTATATTTAAATCTTGCACCAAATTTGTTTAATTCTGTAGAATTTGCGTACCTTTCAACAGTGCTAGAAACAATTGACGTGATTGAATTTGCAGATTGTGCTAGGTTTGTATTATAATATGCATTAATATTTGGTTCAAGATAGAGATATTTTAAATCTATAATTTCTGGTACGATTCCTGCTACAGAATACTTTTTAATCTCACTCTTAATATTAACTTTTATAAGATTAGACAAATATGCACCATTTGTTGGTTTGATACTAATATAAACTTTTCCGAATTGAGGTGGATTTAATTCTTCTCCACCAAAAACAGATATTGATTCAGTTTCTGGATAAATGGTTGGAATAATTGATTCATAATCTCTTGAGGTTACCGCTCGATTCTGAGATGCATATATCCTAGATGCATACTTTTTGATAGACTCTACACCTTCAATTTGTTTTCCAGAAAAAGATGCTTGATTTGTTGTAACTAAAGATATCCCAGATGCTATAGCAGCAGTGCTTCTTGGTGATGTAATTCTACCACTAAAATTGAATTGAGAAATGCTATTCCCCAATTCACCATTTGACACTAGGTAAGAAACTTGAATAAAGTTTGGTGCTTGTAATTTAGTACCAAATACGCCATCACCAAAAATAAGTTCATATCTTTCATCTTCAATTTCTTGTACAAAAAAGACTGGAGACTCAGGTGTTACTGTAAATAAACTATCTGCTTGACGATATTTTCTACTAATATCAGAGGTTGCTCCTGGTTTTACAATTACACGAATAGAAGAAGTGTCAATCTTTGAATTTGGAAGAATGAATCTTTGATTTGGATTAAAAGAGTCTACGGTAAAGTTTGTGGTGATATAAGTCCCTTCATAAACATCGATACTATCAAAGGATGCAACATTATCAACTACTGGTACTGTAATGTCATCTAATAGGCAAAAAGTATAACTTTGACTACCAAAAGTATTTGAAGAACAAATAGTTCCTTTATTCAGCGTTAAAGTTTCTGGCTTAACAGGATACGCTGTGTCAGAAGATGTATCTACAAATAAAGATATATTTGCTCTTGAAGATTTGACTGATTTTGGCACATAACCTATGTTTCGTGCAAGAGAGACTACATTTTCTCTGAGAGTTGCACTGTCAATAAAAACTTCATTCGATACCATGTTGGCATTATATGAAGTAATATAGGTATTATACGCAAGCACATCAATAATTGTGGATAAATTAGATCCCTCAAAATCATAATCGGTGAAATTTGAGTTAGATCTAAGATAATCCTTAATGGATGTCTTTATCTGATCGAAGTCTAGATTTGCAAAATTAACTAATGGCATTATCGTGTTGGCTGTAATGCGAATGATAACTGTTGTGGTTGTGCTTCAATTCCAACGATGTAATATTTAATTGTAATGTTAAGCTCACCATTATCATAATCTGGAGTGGCATCAACTGATATCAGTTCAACTCTTGGTTCATAATTATTGATTGTATTTTCAATCTCATCTCTTACAGATGAGGCAGTAATGTCATCAAGAGATTCAAATAACAAAGAACTTACTCTTGATCCCAAATTATTATTAAAAAATCGCTCACCCCTATCTGTAAGCACAAGATTACGCAAAGAGCGAGCGATAGCATTTTCATTTGTGAGCGCAATCAAGTCATAGGTTAATGGATTAACCTGAAATGACATACTAATGTCTTTAAATGACTTACTAACGCGCTCTACAGGCATTGAATATTATAATTCTATCTTATTTATTAAGGATTTTTTGATTCATAGAGTGGTTCAGTTCCATATTCCCAGTCATCATAATCACTATCATTACGAATTTGTGCATGAATTTCGTTTTGATGAAAGAAATCATGCTTTTTAGGAGTTATATCGTCACTTGCGATCTCACGAAGCATCTTTTGCTTGTGAATTTTAGTTTCCCAACCATATTCACTTGCCAAATATTCAGTTCCCCACTGATTTTTCATGAAATTTTCATCTTTATCGACTTTTTTAGTCATTTTTTTGCTCCTGATTGGTTAAATCAGAACTTTTTACGGGGTTGCTATCCCGTTTTTCAATGATATCATAATCATTTTCTAGTATTTCTTTAAGATAATCATCATCCCACATGTCATAATAGGATGTTTTTGCTAAATTTTCCCGAAATTTGCGTAATTTTTGAGTTGGTTGTCCCAGAATTAAATTATATTTACCATTATTCGTTTGAATGCCATTAATGAATGTGTCATATGTTCCACAATCTTCAAAAAACTTCCATTCATTATACTTTGAATTGCAAATATCAACCCATTCCTGCACCTCATTGAGATTAAATTTGTCTTCAATGATATAGATTACCACATCCATGCCTTCGATGGGTTCTATGGCGCTTGCAGAGCACTCTACGATGCGATATTTTGCCTTCGATGCAAAGGGACAAATTGCAAATCCACTTAATTCTTGTCTCACTTTAGATACTTCATGTATCCAATTAAAAATATGTTTTTCTTTTTCAGTCATAAAAAAAGAGTGCTTACTTCTATTTAAGCACTCTATGAAGTTTATCGTCCTTGTCCTCTGTAACGCTTCTTCTTACCATTACGAGAGGTTGCACTAAGTAATGTACGAGCTGAACGTCCTTGACGAGTTTTCTTAGGTGCTCCTGGTTCAAAAATAGTTTTACTAGATCCGCCTTTTGCCATTTAGATTTTCTCCAATTCGATTAATTCTGGTTCAATAAGTTCTCCCGAGAAAAACGATTCTGAGAGATCTTGAAGAACCTCAGTACAATCTTCTGCACTGAGGTCCATATAGATTTTACGTCCCTTGTATATAATATTATACCGAGTTTCGTCCATCAGATAATACGAGTCTTTTCGTGCCCAACGCGAATACGAGGATCGCACCAAATCTCAAAGCCTTGTTCTTTAGCATCAAGACAGAATGAAACGTCCTCACCACACATATCCTGAACGCTACCAGATTCAAAGACTTGCATCTTAGGAGCAAACCAAGGATATTCAAGATTCTCAAAGACACCCTTCTTAATCAGTACCCAACCAAAACCAGTGTAATCAACTGTGAAAGGCTTTCTGCGCTTTGAGATTGAATCAACGGTTTCATGATTCATCACACCACCATTTTTGCGGAAGTCATCTTCTTCTAACCAGTGTGCGACAGAGGTTGTGTGTCCATCTTCTGTAGCATACCAACCTGCGGTAATCTCACGTTCAGTGCCATCTTCACTCAGAGCAAGATCACAGAGTTGCCAGAACTTGTTTGAGTCAAAGACAATATCCGAGTCAATCCAGAGTTGATAATCATACTCAAGTCTCCCGTCCCAGGGAATTTGCTTCGGACCTCTGAGAACATTTGCACCAAGACACTTACAACGTGCAAAATTAACCATCGATGAGTAATCTTGTGAAATTTGAATACTCATTCCATTTTGTACAATATCGAAGCAAAGCTGTACAAATGCTTTCAGAAAGATAAACGAACATCCTCTGCCAGGTAAGCAGAAGACAATCGATTTCCCTTTCATTCTTGCTTTGATTGCATCAATATCCCAATCTTCAGTTTTCTTTGGGGGTGCAACAGTTTTAACAGTAAATCCTTTTGCCATAAAGTTTAATAAACCTTCAATGTCAATTTTAACAGTCTATATATGCTTTTGTCAATATGAAGAGTGTAGTATTGCCTCCTTATTAATCAGCAACTCCTCATATGACAAATCTTCAATATTATAGTCAGTTTTCATAATACCAACCATATTATTGAGTGTTCTCCATGTCGTCTGAAATTCTTCTTCTTTCACCGAATGAAATAAACATCTATCTTTTGCATAGATGTGATAAATCT